GTTACTAGGATTGGATCCCTAGCATTATAGTGAGAGACAGCCGTGCTGACATATGGAAAAAACGAAGAGAAATAAATCCTTTCGTGTGTTCGCACATAAAGCAGAAAATCGACTGGGGGAGATACTGCGACAACCATCTACAATGGTTGATATCCCCGCCACCAGCTCCTTTTTTGGACAAAAGGATGAGTATTACGTACTGCAAGGTACTGATCTCATCCTTCCGAGGAAGTGGTTCAATGGTGTGTGCCAGCGCCTTAACGCATTCATAGCACTTGAGGTTGACAACGCAACCGCGATATCAAGTGTCGTCGCTGATCTATGCAACGATCTCGACACCGCAGTTCACATAGTGTTAACACTATGGTCTGCAGCCAAAGCTCATTTTAGTAAGAAACTGAAATGGGGGGATCACGAAGAGTCGTTGATCCTATCAGTCCTTCAGTGGTTGCCTTCTTGCAACCAGGAGCAGGATTTCATTCCGTTCTTAAAATACCAATTAGCTTATTTGTTTGCGATTGGAGAACATCAGAATGAGTTACCGCCTAAGCCGGCTAACTTGTTTTGGAAGGACGGGCGTGTTCTTCTCGGTCATCTGGGGAAATTCATGAAGTACAAAGTCTTCAAGAATACCTTTGCTGGCAAGAGTTGGAGGAACACGTTGCTTCACGGAGTAAAAAAGGGTTTACCCCAGATGGGTGAATCACTTCTCGCAAAGGCTGCGAAGGGGATGAAGGAACGGTTGACTAAAACCGCTTCCTCTCCCAATCGCGCCTTGAGAGCGATCCGGAGAACTGCGAGTGAGATCTATGGAAGGGGAGGTATAGCCGAGGAAGATTGGAATCGTCCCGCGACAGCGTGGACCGGTCTTTCCGGTAATGCGTGCTACGAGAATTCCCGAAGCCGGGGAGGTGCCATAGGCCACTTCCGCGACGAGGAGGAATTTGAAGACGCGTCTCCAGTGGGGAGTCATGGTAATCGCCGAAAGGCCGGTTATGAGACTCGCCATCTGGGTGATGAACAGTTTAGGGGGATGGTTTATTACCCTCGGCTGAATAGCACCGCAAGTATCTATTTTCCATCCTGGACAATTGAAGAAAGCTACGATCGTCATCGTGCCGAGTCTTTGAGATCCTTAGACTCCCAAGGTCGTGCCCAAGTTTCCCTTATACGGGAACCTTTGAAGGCAAGAGCGATAAGTGCCGGCGATATTTCTTCCAATGGGCTTTTTTGTGATTTGCAGAAAGAACTTTGGCGGAAACTCCAAAATTACCCTCAGTTTGAATTGACTGGGCGGTGGGTTGCGGAGACGGATTTGAGTGACATTGAGTCATTAACGGAATACATTCGGGAGAAGAAGCCCGAGTGCAAGTTCGATAATTGGGTCAGTGGAGACTACTCTGCCGCGACGGATAACTTACACGGTGACGCCACATCCGCTGCTGCTGAATATGCCGCAGGAGATGAGACGACAAGGAAGGTTTTGTTACGAGGACTCACTAATACTGAGATATGCTTCGAAAACCTGAGAAAACAAGGCATCGATGCCCCCGAGGATTTTACAATGACTCGTGGACAGTTGATGGGATGTGTCTTCTCATTTCCACTTCTCTGCACCATAAATCTAGCGATTTATAGGATGGCACTTGAGAAGAGAACGGGCCTAAGGTTTAAGATTAGTGAACTTCCCGTGCGGTGTAATGGTGATGATATTCTCTTTAAGGCTGATGATGAACTTTATCGGATATGGTCAGAAATGATCAAGGACGTAGGGTTCGAGAAATCGGTCGGTAAGAATTATTATTCTCCTAACTTTGCTGTGATTAACTCGGTCTACTTTGACACAACAGTCAGAGTGCGCTGTGTGCCCTACCTTAACTTGGGGTGGTGTAC